AACCTGGACCAAGAATAATGTTTTCAAGATTATCGGCAACCTTTAATGTGCCTTCACTGTTTATCTCACGACCAATAACATTAAGTAATGCTTGTACTCCTAATACAGGAATAGCAATTGTAGGACCAGTAAGCGATGGAACACCTGCTGCATCATTGTATGATGGGTTAAGCATAGATATTTTAGCGCTGTATTGATTCCATTGTGGCTGCTTAAAGAAGTCCCAGTTACCTTGTGCTAGGTTAACGGTAGCCTTTACAGGGTCTGATAATGCAGCAAGTGCTGGCGCAACCATGCCCCAAATGACACCGTCATTAGGAACCATTACATATTGATTACCCTTATCATCTGTATATGTAACTCCAGAGCCTTGCATTGCTTGGCTTAAGTGACCAGTACGATAGATAACTTTATCAGGGTGCGCAACTAAATAGCGCCCATATCTGCGAATATAATCTTCAGATGCACGATAAAAACGTCCAACGCCACGCAGATTCCATGCCATTTGTGAGCGTACATCTGGATTATCTGCGTACTTTAGTAGTTCATCAGCAGCATTATGTGTAGCACGGTTATCAAAATAGAAGTCAGCCTGTAGTCTTGCAGCATCTTCATCTACGCCACGGGCAATAAGGTCTTTAACCATTTGTTCTTCATCAGCCTGCATTTTACCGCGTTGCTGCATAACCTTGATACCAAATGCATCAGCACGGTATAAGTCGGTAAGTTGTTTGTCCATCATCTTCCACGGAATCTCACCAAACTTGCTAAATGCGCTTTCAGCACTATCAATTAATCCAGGAAAATCGTACTGAGTCTTCAACATACCCTGAATTGGAAAGTCTTTTACTAATACTTCAAAGTCAGCATACGGCATCTGCGTTACATGGTAAGCAGGTGACTTCATTTTTGCTTCATAAGCACGGCGCATCTTGTCAGTTGCTTCACTTGATGGCAATTCCTTACCTGCATATGCACGCAGGTACTCATCTGACTTTTCAAATGAATTACGCTTTGAAATCTTTTCAGCAGCCTCTGTAAGTCTGCCAGTAACTGCATCTAATAGTGGGCGGTTAAAAACATCAGGTGAACCGTGGAATACCACGTACAATTCACCCATGCTTTTACGTACAATTGCATCTGTAATTTGTGAAGCAGACTTACCTGCTGCACGCAATCCAAATGTTTGCCCAAAGCGACCATTAAAACGCTTAATAGATGTTAGTACTTGTTCCTGACTAATAACTCTTTCAAAATCTGTACCAGGATTTAATACCTTTTCAGTTGCAACCCATGAACCATCAGACTTTTTAGTCCAACCAATAAGGTCCATAATTTCATCTACATAGGCATTACCATCAGCAGCAGTTTCAAGACCATTGTGCTTAATAAACAAAGAACCAAAGTCAATAACAGGACCATAAGAGGTCTTAAATATGTTTTTACCAAAGTAACGGTAGAAAGCATCATAGTGAACGGCAGTGCGTTCAGATGTTGTGAGAAGCATCTTCTCATCTGTTAGGTATGTACCTAAGTCTTTACGACCCCACTCTTCAACTGCTTCAGTAAGAGTAGACTTGCCATACATTTCAGCCTGAACTGTGCCGTCAACCATAGTATTACCAAATGAACGTGCTACTTGTGACTGCACCATGCCTTCAGTAGCATGTGAATTGTTCATAAGATGCGTTCTTAGCCAACGCTGTTCTTGTTCAGACAACTTACCTGCATACTTTGCAATAACCATATTGGCTAGGCGCTCTTCGTAAGGCGCTCCAAAGTATTCATCAGCAGAAATTAATTGCTGACGCTCAATTACTTTACCATTAGGCAATGTATAACTTGCGTCAACCATTTGAGGTTGCTGCATAGCACGGCGTTGAGCAGGTGATACATACTCTGCTGGATTTCGACCAGCAACAGATAGTAATTTTTTCTTTACAAGACCATAAGTTTCAGCACTACCACGATATGCAGCAACTGTATTAGAGATTGCAGCACCTTTACCTGTAACAAAAGCAAAAAGTGCACTTGGTTGCTGAACCATAGCAGCAATTGTGCCTTCATCAACAGCAGATTTAAGACCTAGTTTAGGAAACAGTGTGTACTTAGTCCAACCACCCATAAGGAACTTAGACCAACCTTCGTTGGTAAGACCGCTAATACCAAAATGGCGGCGAAGACCGCTATTGAAGGTAGCATTTGAGTGTACCCACTCAGCAATTTCATTAAAGTTAGGCATAGAAATGCCTTCAGTTGTATGCAGAATCTGACTTGGACCAGTAGGTACGTCAATCATTCCTTCAGTAATAAGATGCGCTGGCATCCTAATGTCAGAGATTGGACCCATACCCTTGATTGGTGCAAAGATTGACTCTAGCCATGTACGCTGTACATCTAAACCTTTAACTGTTGATGATAGTCCTATTTTGTCGGTGTACAACTTAAACATAGAAAACAGCATGTTGATGCGTTCTTCTGGTGACACACGCAAGAAGCGTTCTGCAAGCAAATTAGCAAGGAACTTATCACCAATAATTACGCGTGAAAAATCACGGAATGCTCCAATTGACTTTACAACCATTCCATCCTCTGTGTAAATCATTACATTAGTAGGATGCTTAGACATGTTTTTGTTGTAAGCACGCTGAAGGTTATTACCGCTCTTTGTAAGAGTCTGGATAACTTCATCTTGCTTAGGGTCTACAAGTCTGAACTCAGGACGGTTAGCAAAGTATCTATCAAATGCTGCTGCACTTTCTAGCACTTCTTCTGGAATAGGTTCTTTACCAGCAGCAACACGGCGGTCAACACCGTTAAGTACCTGGTCAAATGTTTCTTTAATACCAGTAGTAATTTTGCGTGTTGAACGCTCAATGGCTACATGGTTTTCAGTGTAGTAACGTGAGCCTTCTACACGACCAGAAATAATGTAGTTCATGTGCTCGCCCTGCTCAAAGAACTTAATCATTGTAGGCAAGTCAGTAATTGGAACTAAACGTTCTTGGTCATCAAGAACCTTAGTCTTTTGCAAAAGATTAAGTACACCGTCATCATCATACTTAGGATAATCACGGGCAATACGCATACGTACAAGACCAGCCTCAGCATCATTACCTGCTTCACGTGCAGTACGCAATGCTGTAACTTCTCTTGCTAGTCCATCGTGTAGTGCTGCTACTTGTGGGTCTGCAAACAAATCTAGTACGCGAGTAGCGCTGTTATTTTTTCCAGCATTAACAAATGTTTCTGCAAGTTTTTCTGACTTAAGTACAGCCTTGCTGCTACCACCAGTAAGCCACGTTAGTGGGTCAACTGCAATTTGGTAGGCAAAGTTAATTGAACCAGATGGAGAAACAAACTCATCTTTAGAAAATGGATTAGGGTTTGCAATAACCCACTTATCAATCTCTTTAGATTTTTGATATGCTTCATAACCTTCAGCACTAGCAACACCAGTAAGTGCGCTTATTGTTGTAGGAATAATTGCCCATAGGCTACCCTCTGATGGTGGGTGCTCACTGTTCATCCAGTTAGTAAAATCGTTACCTGGGTTAACCTGTCCAGCCTTATGCGCAGCAAAGGCTTCTTTCCAGCCAGAACCATTTTCAGACATCTTACGAACAGCAGTAATCATTTGATTATCTAGTTGTCCATACTCACGCAGAATATCTCCTGGCTTCTTGCCATCAATAATTCCACGGATAAGATAACTTTCGGCTTTACCATATTTGCCTTCAAGTTCCTTAAGCATGTTAGAGTCCCACTGATTATGCCCGTCCCATGCATCAGACCAAGTTTTAAATGCAAGTAGGCTTTTAAAATCTCCAGATGTAGGCTTAGCGTCATCAAGTGCATTAGATGCAATCTTGTAAGGAAGGTTAATACCTTTGTAATAAAAGTCTGCTGCTGCAACTACTGCACGAAATGGTTCAGTTACAATGTTAAGTGCCGCTTTACCAATTTGTCCAAGAATACTTGATGGTGCTTTTTGATAACCAGCACCTTCATTAATAAATACAAGACCTTGTTTAATCTGTGGGTCTAATTTGTTATAAGCCTGCCATGCTTTACCAGCATCAGTAATGCGTGTAAGTTCACGGTCTTTGTTTAGAAGACGCTGGATGTTTTCTTGAATAAGACGTTCTTCTTGTGTTGGTTGTCCAGCAAGGGATGCTGCATACAGCGTTGGGTTTGCTGTTGCAAGAACGTTATTAACAGGCTGCGGAAATGGCTGATTAGGATTTATCAGAGACATTACGCCAAATTAATTCTATTGTAGATAGCCTCTAATTGACCTGACGGGTCATTTTTCATCATGTTATAAATAACAGATGCAGGGTCAGATGGTCCTAATCTACGGATACCAGTTAAATCTAAACCTGGTCCTGGACCATAATCTGCACCAGCAGAAATAGGTTCATCTGGAAACATTGTAGGAGCATCTAAAGGCACAACATCAAATGCATCTGGCAATCCTGCCATAGGTGCACCAGCCTGTTGGTCATTTAATGATTTGTTTTCTCCATATGCAAACCCTGTGTATTGTTGCATAGGCTGTTGCATTCCATCAATTGCTCCACCATCTGTGCGCTGTGATAGCGCACCTGGTCCTGATACAGGTGCTGGATTCATAGGTTGACGATAACCACCGTGTCCGTTAGCCATTAGTCTTCGTCCTCCTCATCAATATGATTTCTAATATCGTTTAGTGTAGGTTCTTGCACCCAGTCTGGGAATGATTCTCTAGTTGCAACCATCCAAAGTGCATTGTCATTATTAAAACCTGCGCGGCGTAACGCCTTGTAGTATTCATTTAACCAAATGCAATACTCATCTAATTTTGTATATTCGTTTTCTTTAACGGTACGTTTACGAGTAACTGGCTTCTTCTTAGGGGTTGCCATTTTTACTCCTATCGTGGACGCTTGTTGCTTATCTGTGCACTTGAACGAGCAGCACCGCTACCAGTCATTGTACTTAATAATGTTTGTAATTCTGGTTTTGCTGGTGGTAAAGGCATTCCTTCAGGAGGAGCGCCTCCTACTGGTGGTTCACCAGGAGCAGAGGGGACAGGTTGCTCAACTGACTCAGCAGCACCAGCAGGAGGATTCTCAGGTGTAAACACATCCTCAATAGCCTCTTCAATAGAAACACCTTTCTTACGTGCTTTGATTACATCTGCAATCTGTCGCACTAAGTTAGAAGGGTCTTGTCCTTGCATAGCCATCTGTGGAATTGCTTGTGTCATCTGTTGGAGTGAACCAACAAGAGCCTCGCGCATCTTTTCAATTTCTATCTTCTCTTGCTCTAGTGTTACGTTAACTCCAAATGGAAGTTCACGCATAGCCATATCTTTAGAGATAAGACCGCCACCTAAAGCCTGAAGCATAAAAATCAAACCTTGTGCTGGGTTAAGACCAGCGAGCATTCCGTAACGTACATCTGCGGAATAGTCTTTCTTGATGTCTTTGCTTGGTAGGTATGTAAGTACATACGGTGAACCAGCATCTACACCACGAATTGTTTTTTCAATGTTAAAGAGTGCTTCATCTGTTTTGAAGCAAAGCGTGATTACATCACGAAGTGCAGCAGCCAAGATAGACTGTGCAGATTTTACCTGCGTATCAAACGCACCAAGTAGTGCTTGTACACCCTGTCCAGTGACAATGCTTGCATTGACGTTACCTGTACGAGATTCAGGATAACGAGCACCAACGCGTAGTTCTTGGTTAAGAATGTTCTGCTCTGTAAATGCACCTTGTGGAAGTGTTAGTTCAACACGGCGTACACCTGCTGGGTTAGCCGTACGAATAACAGCGTCTCCACCAAGTTGTAGTTCTTGTACATCTTGTGGCAAAACAATTGGTGCTTGTACTGACTTCTCTGCTGCTTCCATTGCAAGTAATGCAAATCGGTTGCGAAGCAACTGAATACCAAGTACATCATCAAACTGTCCACGCAATTCACCATCAACAGATGGTCGCTTTGCGATAACAACATTCATAATACCAAGCGGATTCTCCGCATGAGATAACAGCATGTTGTTTCGGGATGGGAGGTATAGCACAGACTGGTCTTTGTCATAGTAGCGAATCATCTCTACCATGCCATTAAGGTCTTGCTTCCAACCCAACTTGCCTAGAAGTTGATACTCATGTTCTGGGAACATAGCCACTAGTTCACCTAGTGTCATTGAGTATCGTTTTGCAAAAGCAACGCAACGTCCGTAGCGGTCAAACTCTGGGTAAGCACCTACTGGGTTTTCTAGTCGGATACGTGGCATTTGCGCTTCTTCATCCAATTCAATAATGAACGGGAGGAAACCATATGTAAGGTACATGTCTGCACCGTTATACATTTGTACTTGTAAATCTGAGTGCTCAAAGTAATTTGATGCAATGCGCGTACGCTTGTCAGCAAAGTTGCGAGCACGGTCATTAGTCTGGTTAGCCGCAGAGCAGTTAACCGCTGGAAGCGGTGCAATAACTTCAGACAGGTCGCGTGCAACAATGTCAATAAAGTTAGCAACTACATTCTGGTCAATACCGTCTGGGAAAAAGTTAGGATAGACCTGACTGATTTTACCCTGACGAACCATCTGAACGTCACCGTTACGCTGGTCTCGCCCGTTGGCACGATAGCGTAGCGTGCTGACGCGTGCGCCAATCTGGTCCATTGATAACATTGTTGTCCTAACGATTGATTAAAAAATTACAGATGGTTATTATGAACCGTACTTAATTTTGTCTTTTGATGTCTTAGCGTTGCCCCAGTTAACATTTCCCTTGTTGTTAGTGGTAACGCCGCGAATTGTAGAACTATTTTTAATAACAGGCAGTCTCATTCCTGGTGTAACACCAGAAGGCTTCTTAGGACTTAATGGCTTAGTTCCAGCCTTTAGTACAGTTACTCCCGCTGCCTTTTGTCTTGCTACTGTTGCTGCAACTGCCTTAGCAGTTTCTGCCTTCTTTGCTTTTGCTGCTGCTGCCTTTGATGCTGCTGATGCTGCTGGCGCTGCTTTCTTTGCTGCTGCTCTTGTTGCTGCCTTCTTTGCAGTTAATGCGGCTGCTGCTCTAAGTGCTGCTCCTACTAATGGTGCTGGCATTTTATTATCCTTATCCGTATAGTTCGTGCCATTGCTCTGCAAAGGCATCATCTAGGTTGATTGCTACTCGATTATTCATTTGTTGTCTCGTAGCCCAACGGTTGTTAAGATACTGAGAAGTGTTACTTGCTTGCTGCATTAACTCACGCGCTCTAATAACAGCAAACCATAAAGCCATGACAGTATCTGTCTTGCCTCTAGTTTCTGGTTTCCATGTAAGTAACTGTTGAGTTAAAGCCTTTAGTCCTTCGCTACCTTCTGATGAGGGTAGTTCAATGATGTTATTGCGCTGATGTTTACCATCGCGCTCCGTACCAAAGAGGTTTGACATGGAGGCAACGCCGAAAGATGTGTCCCATTTGTTCTTGCCTGTAAAGTGAGCGTCAAGCCGTACGCCGTATTGAGCAAGCCAGTTTCGTAGTTCTTCGTCAAGTGCGTACGCTTTCTGGTGTGCGTTGATTTCCACACGAAACTCTTGCGGGTGATACCTCTGAACCAACTCTTCAATTGTCGCTCTAATCTTCTGAGGTGTTGGGTCTTCCATGTTGATACAATCCAACACATAAATCTTTCCGTCAGCACGGTTGTAAGTTGTAACCACAAATGCTGAGTTGCCAGTCATAGCAGGGTCAAAGCCAATAATGGTATAGCCCTCTACTTGAGAGGGATGTCCAGCAGCACCGTTCTTTAACGGTCCCCGTTTACGCATTCCATTGGTCGCTCCTTGCACGAGTGCTGGCGGGAATATGGAGTCTTCCATAATGTCTTCTTGTTGGTAGACAAGTGCCCATGTTGAGGGTGTGACTTCACTTCTTCGCCTGTTGAGCGCGGGACCGTCCCACTTGGGGTAGTAGCCGTTTTCCTGAGGAGTCTCAGAATCCCCATCCCACGGGACATCCGACTCTTTCCATAGAGTAAGCCAGTTTTCTGGTTTCTCCGAATACTCCAGTACAGCAGGCATCCCCATATAAGTAAACGGAGT